CCATTTGCAATCCATTCATACCATGCTGTCCCCATTCAACAGCATTTGTATCTCTAACGCCAGCAGGTATAGGAAGAATGACACTACCCATTGGTGGTGTTCTCATCATTCTTTCACTAGGTCTTACACCTCTAGAACCAACTCTTTTAAATCCACCTGGCATATATTTAAACATCGAAATCTTCATGAAGTCGGTACCATCAAGAAGTTCAAATGGATATCTTAAGTTCCTAGGATAATTTTTTCTTTGTAATGATTTGATGGCACCGGTGTCCATCGATTTTATATTCAATAAAGAGTCACCTTTATCTGTTCCTCCTGATTGGTCTACAGACCAATTAGGATCTGCCTTTGACATATCCAAATCTTTCATCACACCAGTATCATTATAATCTTTCATTACTTCTGGTGCTACACCAGCTTCATTGATTGCTCTTCCTTGAGCACTTCTTACTTGATCTGCTGCACCATTTGCTTCACCTGCCCATGGTTCACCACTTGATGTACTATAAAATCTTCCATCATCATACTGTTCATATGTTGTTGTCTTCTTTGATCTGCCAGTACCATTTGTTACACTCAGAGATGCACCTTGATTAGGTCCACCACCAGGAGTGAATGTTAATGAGGCTCTTTGATTAGCCTGATTAGTTTTTATACTGATAGTCTGTTCTGCCACTATGATTATCTTTTTAGTTATTTAGAACAAAATTCTGATAAGGAATTGTTTTCATCTCATCTATCTCTACTGGATGCACATAATATAACTGTCCTACTACCTCTAAGAAGGTATAGTTTCTCATTGTACCCCAGTGAAAGTTAAAACCTTTGAACCCTGTTGGATGATATTCTGTTACAGCAACTAAAGGATTAGTATCGTATGTAATGTTAGGAGTCTTTGCTCTGTAGATAAAAGTATAGTAGTTTCCTAAGTCAGGTACTGGTGTCACGGTATCAGATAATGCTTCTATGAGTGACAGCATGAGGTCATCAGCGTCTTCTGTTCCTATTAATCCTTTCAGTACAGGTGTTATCCTATTCCTATGTGGTTTTTGTAGGAGTGTCATATACCTAGTTCTTTTTCAGTGACTACCTTAAAGGTTAGTTGTCTATCTTCACAGAACTCTTGCGCTGCTTTCCACTTTGCTTGGTTCTTAGCATACTCTGCTACTTCACGTATGTAAGTTCGCTTTTGTTTCCTTCCTTTTGTAGGAGGAGAGCATTGTCTTTTTGGTTTAACTTCAATTACATATCTTTCAAACTTACCATTACTTTCTTTAACTTTCATGTAGAAGTCAGGGAAGTAACGGTGAACACGTCTATCAAGAGGTGATAAGTATGGGATAGAGAATTCTTCACTACTCCATTCCACTATATTTACATTACGATCACACCATTTCATAAATTTTAGTTCCCAAAGGGACCTATAAATGATGTTTCTTATGTCTCCTTTGTACTTATTTGGGTGATTTGGAATAAACCTACCTTTATATGTCATACATAGTATAGGGAAACACCATACCATATTTAGATGGCAGGCAACATACCAGGTACAAAGTACAGTACATCATCATTCCTGAGTAAGTTTGGAAACATTGCTCAGACAAGTCAGTATAGGTCGCACGTTGTTTTTCCGCAGGGAGTATATAATTTCCTGAGGGATGCTAGAGATGTACCACAAGCATTATTGAATGAAGTGGGGATGATGTGTAAGGCAACTTCTATTCCTGGTTCTTCGTTAGCAACGCATGATGTTAATGATTACTATGGTATCACTCAGAAGCATGCATATCGTCGTCAGTTTGATGGTACAATTGATTTAACATTCTATATTGATAGTAACTATTCAATACTTTATATGTTTGAGGGATGGTTAGAATATATCTTAAGTGTTAATGGTAAGAGTCCTAAGAATAGAAACACATATTATGTGGCAGAATATCCAGACAACTATCGTGCTTCTCTTTTCTTATATAAGTTTAATAAAGATCAAAATGCTCAGTGGAATGTAGTTAATCCATTCTTTGAGTATAAAGGTAGTATTGCATATGAATTCATAGGAGCATTCCCACAAAACATATCTTCAACCACTGTTTCATATGATCCTTCACAGAACCTTGAGTTTACTGTTACCTTTGCATATGAAAGGTACTTAACTGATAGAACTGGTGGTAGGATGGAAAGTAGAAGTCCTAATAGGATATCAGGAAGGCAGAGACAACCTTTACTTGATGCACCAGAACGTAATCCTTCTGGTAAGATTAGGAGAAATACTGACGTTGGTACTAGATGGGTAGGAGAGAATTCTACATGGGTTAATAGATGGGATGAAGTTATTGCTCCTAGGGTTGGAGGTAAACCACCTATTCTTAATGCTGAAACTGGTGCTGAACCTGGACAAGGTAATCAAGCAACTGCAGGAAGGAACGTAAATAGTATAGTAAGAAACAGTGATTCTGTTGATGTTGCTGATCAAAATGCAGCACAATTAGCAAAAGCAAGATCAGCCTCCGAGTAACCCTCTAAATAAAAACATAATATTATATTTGTAATGCCTTTACCAAAGATAGCTACGCCAACTTATGAACTTGAGTTGCCATCAACAGGAGAGACAATAGAATACAGACCTTTCCTTGTTAAAGAAGAGAAACTTTTAGTCCTTGCTATGGAGAGTGAGGATACAAAAACTATAACGAGAGCGATTAAAGAAGTCCTTAAGTCCTGTATTAAAAGTAAGATTAAGGTTGAACACCTTCCAACTTTTGATATTGAATATCTATTTCTTAACATCAGAGGTAAGTCTGTTGGAGAAGAAGTAGAAGTTACTGTCATCTGTCCTGATGATGAGAAGACTGAGGTTGATGTTACTATTCCTATCGATGAGATTAGAGTACAGAAGTCTAAAGGACATAGTAATACTATTCCATTAGATGACACTCTATCAATGAAGATGAAGTATCCTTCTTTGGATCAATTCATTCAGAGTAATTTTGATACTACTGGATCTTCTGGCAGTCAACTTGAACAGTCATTTGATTTGATTGGTTCTTGTATTGATACTATCTACAGTGAAGAGGAAGCATGGCCTGCTTCTGAGTCTAGTAAGAAAGAACTTACTGAATTTCTTGAGCAGTTGAATTCTTCTCAGTTCCAAGCAGTTGAGAATTTCTTTGAGACTATGCCTAAATTATCTTATGAAGTTCCTGTTACTAATCCTAAGACTAAGAAGAAGAGTACTGTTACTCTGGAGGGGCTAGCAAGTTTTTTCGCATAGCGCTCTCCCACATGGATCTGGAGAGTTATTTCAGGATTAACTTTGCCTTGATGCAGTACCATAAATACAGCTTGACTGAGATTGAAAACATGATGCCTTGGGAACGAGACATCTACGTCGAACTTCTTAAACAACACCTCGAAGAGGAACGGGAAAAGCAAAAACAAGATGGCAATTAAGGCTGACAATTTTTTCCACTATGCAAATGAGGCTAGGACTCAGGGGACTATTGCTGGCAAAAAATTAAACAATGCTGAAAGGAAGGAAGCATTTAAGAAGCAGAATAATCCAGTTCAATTTAAAACTTTTGTAGAGAAGGTTCTTGATAAGAAGCAAGAATCTATGAAGTCTCTGGTGGCACCTAAGCAACCAAAAGCACTCCTTCCAGAGGGTGATACACCTGCAAAGAGAATGCGTGAAGCATTTGATAAGAGACTTGATGATCTATTAAAGAGTATCAATGATAATGTTGGTGGTATCCTTGCTGTTATAGATAAACGTGCTGATACAGAAGAGGCTGCTGCGGATGAGTTAAAGGATGAGACAGAGAAGGATAAGAGAGCAAAGAAAGAAACAGACAGAGAGAATCAGAAAGGAAAAAAACCAAAGGTACCAGGGTTTATTACAAAGTTAACAGCACCTGTTGCTGGTTGGTGGGAGACTATTCTAAAAGGATTTACAATGCTCCTTGCTGGTTGGGGTATTGATAAACTCTTTAAGTGGTTGGGTGATAAGAAGAATATGGAGGCAGTAGATAATCTGAGAGAGTTTATAACTGTTACATTGCCACCAATATTGAAAGGTATTCTTGCCATTGCTGCTCTTGGTATTGCATTAAAGGTAGCAGCATTTGTCAAGTCTATTGCTCTTGGTAGCATTAGTTTATTGGTGGGACTAAAAGGATTGATGGCGCGAATAATTCTATTCGCAAAGACAAATCCCTGGTTAGCAGCAGGTATAGGATTGGCTGCTATTGCTGGTGGTGCTGCTATCGCTGGTAATAGAATACAACAAAATAGACAAGCAAATAATGAGGAAGATGATGATAGTACTTTAACGGTAGATGAGTTTAGTCAGCAAGAAGATAAGAGTAAGGTTAATATTAAACCTAGTCAAGCATACAGTGAGACAGGGAGTTTCCCTGGTATGATGAATTTTAATGAAGGTGGTTTTGTATCAGGACCACCAGGAAAGGACAGAGTTAATGCAAAATTAACTGCTGGTGAATTTGTTATGTCTAAGGGTGCTGTGCAGAAGTATGGTACAGGTACTCTTGCTTCAATGAATGCTGCTGGTGGTTCTAGTAGCAGACCTAGCGGCAATAGATTTAATGAAGGTGGAGAAGTTAAGAAACCTAGTCAAGGTGGTTTTGGAATGACTGCTAAGAGTGGTTTTATTGGTAGTGATGCTAAACAAAATAGATTTACAGGACCTAAGAATGAAGCCTACTTCTTACAGGTAGAGAAGAAGACAGGTGACATTGAGTTATGGAATGAAGAGTGGGGTGCTGATAAGTTTGTTGGAAGGTTAAGAGCACCTGATTATCCTAAGTTTGAATGGAATACAATGTTATGGGGTGGTGCCAAACAGTTTGAGAAATCATACTTTGGAAAACCAGAGAAGAAGAAAGAAGTTATTAGTAGAGCACAGAATTTAATTAAGAAATCTGCTGCAGCGAGAGAGATAACAGCAAAGACTGCTGATACTCTTATCAACAATCCTCCTGGTAAGACTAAGACATCTAGAACAGAGACACCAGTAGCAGTTGGTGCTCAGAGTGGTGGTAATGCAGGTGGAGCACAGGGTTCTGGTGTACAACCAATGTTCTCTGCACTTGATACTTCTAACCTTACAACATTAACTACAAAGTCCCTCTATAATATTGTTCAGTAATGCTTCCTCTTCTCGCTAGTGCTGCTGCAGGTAAGGTAAAGAAACCTCAGAAGATTGACCCGAAGAAGTTTGCTGGTCAGATGGAGGAGACTAAGACTGAAGCAAAGGGTGGTGCATTAGTACCTCAACCTAAACTTTCTATCATTAAAGTTGTTGATGTAAAAGTTCCTTCCCAACGTAAGGGTACTAAGGGACCATTTGAAACTCTTCGTGATAGAACTCATGATCTTTGGAAAGCATTACGTAGAGAGAGTAAGGCAAAGAAGAAGAGAGCAACGAAGCAAAAGGTTATTAAAGAGAAGGAAAGAAGAAATTTCTTAGAGAGTTTAAGAGAGAGTGGTGTTGGTAAATTTGCTTCTGGTGTAACAAATAAATTAACTTCACCTGTTGCTGGTATATTTGAAACAATTATAAAAGCACTTGCTTTAATATTCACAGGGTGGTTGATGAACTATCTCCCTCAGATTCTGGGAGTTATTAAAGGGTTTGTTAATGTTGTAAAGACGATAGTAAATCTTGCAAAACCAATAGTTCTTGGACTCCTTGCAGTGGGTACATGGATTACTGATAAGGGTGTCAAACTTATTGCATTGTTGGCTGGGGTTAGTCCTGATGAAGCATTAAACAATAGTATTATAAAGAATCTTACTGAGATTCAGAAGAGAATTCCTTTAATTGAGGCAGCGTTTGCAGGGTTTCTTGTCTTTCAAGGACTTACTGGTATTAGAAACTTAGGTAAAGGATGGCCTAAACGTCGTACTGCTAATGCCCGTAGGTTATCAAAGTTAAATCAGGGTGGCAGTAAATTTAATGCGAGTAGAAAACTAAGCAAGACTAGATTAACTTCTAAGGCAGCAAGAACTAGATATGCTAAACGATTTGGTGGAGCTGCTTCTAAGGCAAGGTTTGGTGGTAATGTTGCTGGAAGAGTAAGTGGTAGTAGTATTATGGGTCGTGGTGGTGGTAGAGTTTTTACTAGAGCAACAACAAGAATTGCTGGTAGAGGTGCTGGTAAGATAGCAATGAGGATGACCAAACTTGTTGGTAGGTTTGGTAAGGTTCCAATTATTGGTCCTATTATTGTTGGTGTTAGTCAAGTGTTGGCTGGTGAACCATTAGGTAAAGCATTGTTTATGTCAGTGGGTACTGCACTGGGAGAAGTTCTTGCTGGTGCTCTTGCTGCTGCATTAGGTATTGGTACTGCAGGATTTGGAGCAGTCTTAGCACCATCGATGGTGATAGCAGGCGGATTGATTGGTACTTTTATTGGTGAGTTATTGTATGATGGGTTCTTAGGTAAGGGATGGGGTGCTGCAGCAGAGAAATTAAAGAGTAGGATTGTTGCAGCAATTCTTGGGACAGGTGATTTGATGAAGAGATTATGGAACTGGCTGAAGGAAGGTGGAGCGATTGAGTTGACTAAGAATATTGGTAAGGGATTATTATATTTCTTAAATCCTGCAGGATTCTGGTGGGATATGGCCAAGAAAGCGGGTGGTGCTGTAAAAGCAGTTACTGAATGGCTTACTGGTGCATTGGGTAGGTTCTGGAATCTCTTTATGGATAAGCATTCTGTTGAGGTTCCGAAGTATCTTAGGTGGTTAACTTTTGGTGTTGATAGGATTCCTAATATGTTGCAGTGGATTAATCCACTTGTAACTGGTCCTTTGATGAAGGATGCTTTCTTCCCACCTTCTGAAGAAGAATTAGCACGTAGAGAAAGAGTTGCTTCTGGACTGGAACCCAAGAAGAATGCTCTTGGTATAGTAATGTCTGATGAACATCAGAGTGAGGAGTATCTTAAGAAGAGAGATAGTGGACAACTACCTGCATCAAATAATGCTGGTGCTATTAGTGAGTCTGCTTCTTATGATCAACCAAGTGGTAGTGATGGTGGTGGTGCTACTATTATGCCTGTTAACATTCAACAGATGCAAGGTGGTGGAGGAGGTGGTGTACCATCTAGGGGTGGTGGCCCAATAAGAGTAAATAAATATGAACTCACTAATGATTTAAAGAAATCATTAATTCTTGCCCGTTTGTATAGAGACTGATGGCATACGCAGTAGTAGA